AGCGCGGGGCTGATGCGCCAGCCGGGGCTCATGGCGCCGAGCAGGCGACGGGCCTGCCGCTCGTGGTCAGGCAGCGCTCGGTGCGCAGCGGCGCCCTGCGCGCGCGGATGAGGAAGCTCGTGTAGCTGCCGATGCGGCCGGGGCGGGTGACGCGGATCTGCAGCTGGATGCCGGCGTGCAGGAAGCGCTCGAAGGCGTGCAGGCGGGCGTTGGCGGTCGGCAGGGTGACGGTCTTGGGCATCGCCGGGTGGTCATAGCAGGCGGCCTGAATCGCCTCGGCGAGGCAGGCGGCCCGGTTCCACGGGGGCTTCTGGGACTGCGAGTTCGCGGCCCAGCAGTCGACGCCCATGACCGGGTCCCGAAGCGGCACATAGGCGTTGGGGGTGCCGCCTGCGGTGATGAGGGTGACGAAGCCGGTGGCCTCCCACGACAGGCCGTCGGCGCCAGGCTTCGGCAGGGTGGTGGCCACGATGTCGCCGACCACGGTCTTCAGCCACGCGATGGCGACCAGTTCGGGGGTGGCGCGCAGGGCGGGTGTCGTCATGCCGTCCTCCGCTGGTACAGAGCCGTCCGGAGGAAAGGCTGCGGCCGGGTGCCGGGGTGGTTGACGCGCGCGACCGGGTGATCAGCGTCGGGCCAGTGCAGCGCCTTCTTGTTCTTCGGGAGGATCACGTGCGGGCTCGTACCGAGCTCGACGTCCGTGCAGTAGTTGCAGTCCAGCGAGCCGACGCGCAGCACCTTGTCGTGAACCTCGGAGCGCAGCGATTCGAGGAGGCGGCCGGACCGCTTGGGCACGTAGTTCCGGGCGTCGCCGAGGATGGCCGGGCCGATGGCGCCGTCCAGCCAGTCGTTGATCGCCGCGTCGACATGCGTGCGCGCGGAAGGGTCGATCCGCACACCGGATCGCGCCATGGCCGCCTCCTCTCCGGGGGTGGTCGTCGTACTCGTGGCCGCCCGGTCTCCCCAGGCATGTGGCCGTGTTCTGTTAGGTGGTGCGCCGCAGGTCGAGCCGGAGATCCGACGCGACAGCCGCAGAGTTCATGGAAGACACCGCGTCGACGATGTACACGGCGCCCGTGCGCTCATCCCTGACCCGGTCCTGGTCGGTGATGTCGGTGCCGGCCGTGATGCGGGCGACGGTGTAGCGGATGTTCCGCGGGGTGGGGTTGTCGCGGGTGGTGGTGCGCCGGGACTGCTCGATCAGCGACGCCGGCACACCGGTGGCGATGGGGGTGTCGGTGTCCTGTTCATCGCCGTAGCCGTCGGTGGTGGTACCGCGGTAGACGGTGAGGGTGGTGGTGGCGAGGGCTAGCACGGGCCACCGTCCAGGGGCTGCCAGCGTGGGTCGTTGTCGTCCATGACTGCGCTCGTCGTGTTCATGGTGCGGGGGATCCCGCCGTACCCGAGACGGGGCCCGATCCGCAGCGGCCGGATCCGTTTCCATGACAGCCGGTCGATCGCCCGCTTCGCGAGCGGGGCGAGGATCAGCGCGTTGGCGTGGGTGAACGTCGCGGACACCTGGTCCTGGTTGACGTTCGTCACGTCCATGTTGGTGAACGCGTCCGGGTGCTGGGTGATCCACGCCGCCTGGTAGCAGACCGCGAGCTTCAACAGCCGCAGGTTCTTCGTGGAGATGTTCCCCGCGTCGGAAGCATCCTCGGTGGTGTCGGCAAACAGCTCGACCACGGCCTGTGCCTGCTTGAGGACCGCGTCAGACACCGTCATGCCGGTCTTGTCGATGACGTCCTGCGCCGCCGCCCACGTCACGGCCGGACCTCCCGCCGGACGGACACCTCATACACCTCGCGGCCGTCGACAGTGCCGACACGGCGGCCGCCGTCGCGCGGCGTCAAGTCGGCGTCGCGCGCGGCCTGGACCGTCAGCTCGCGGTACGCCCGGTGCTGGTCGTCGTTCGGCCCCTCCGGGCCGGCGGGAAACGTCTGCCGGAAGACACCTGCCGAAGGGACTCTCGGAGCGGCGTCGGGGACGTCGAGGGGGAAGTCTGGTTCGGTGGGCTGCGGGCCGGCGTGTTCGGGCTGCGGCCACACCTCGTTGACCACACGCTCGGGCTCCGGTTCGACCGTCATCTCCGGGAGGGCGGTCTCGTCGTTGGGGTCCGCTTCGGCAGCATCGGCGCCCTGGAGACGTTCGACGAGTTCCGTCTTGGCCCGGCCTGAGGGCAGACCGCGACGCTTGCACTCGGCCTGCAGCTGCGGTGTGGTCAGCGTGTTGTAGTCCACGGCCCACCTCCTTCATGGTGTTCCGGCTCCGCAGGGGTGGCACCCACCAAGCCCCTGCGGAGGGTCCCGGGGGCGGTCAGTCGGTGATGCGCTCGACGACGGAGAACGCCTTGGGGTGGGCGAGCTGGAAGCCGCGGCGGACACGGAACTTGACGGCGGTGTCGTCGGTGTTGTCCTGCGCTCGCGCCTGGTCGACGAGGGACTCTGGCTGGGAGCGTTCGCCCTTCTTCAGGTAGGTGCGGTTCCCGAAGAGCAGCAGGTCGTTGCCGCCCGGCGTTGCCGACATCGTCGGGCTGACCTTGGCGCCGCGCGACCAGGTGACCGGCGCGCCGAACAGGGTTTCCGGCGTGGAGCCCTGTGCGGGCTGGAAGATCGGGCGGCCCTGTCCGTCGACGCACAGACGCAGCGCGTCGCGCCAGCCGGGGGCGGCGATGACGAACTGGTCGGCCATGGACCAGAACTGGCCGGTCTCCACCTTCTTGAACGCCGTGGACAGCTTCTCGTACAGGGAGTTGCCGCCGCCGGACGCCGGGAAGGATACGTTGTCGTCGTCCCAGGTCAGGTAGTTGTCGTCCGCGGTGTAGCCGGTCGCTGAGTCGGTGGTGCGCAGTGACTTGTACGCGGAGGTGAAGGGGACGGTGCCGCCGTTCTCCGCGCCGGAGGTGCCGAGGCAGGCGTTGTCGAAGGCGTCGCTGTAGGAGATCGCCCAGTCCATGCCCTTGATACGGATCGTGTCGACGATCGCGGAGGCGTCGGCAAGGTCGTCCTCGTCGACGGTGAACTTCGAGATGAAACGCCTGGCCGTGAGGGTGATGTAGTCGTTCGTCGACGAGTCGTCGGTGTACGTGGTTCCCGCGGTGACGGTCAGGCCCGCGGAGCGCAGGATCCGCTTCGTCGCGGACGTCATGGGCACGCGGTAGCCGAGCTGTTCGATGGCGGATTCGCGCTGGACGCGCTGGATGACGTCGCCATCCCACTCGATCGGGATCCAGGAATCGATGATGTCGGTGCTCGCGGCGCCGGCGATGTGGTGGATCGGTCGGCCGTCCTTGCGGTAGCCGATGATCGAGCCGGGCTCGGGGAATGCGTGGACGGGTACGCGCGTCGGGCGCATGGCGACCTCAGGGAAGGGCAGGGGCTCACGGCCCGCACGGTTGGGTGGGTGCCCTACCTGGGCGGACCTGTGAGCGTCCCGCTCATTCCTGCTCAGACCACTGAGGGCCTGTCGTGCCGTGCCCCGTCCGGGGCCGTTCTACGAGCCGCGCACGGCCTGCCGTGCGAGTCGTTCGGCCCAATCTCCCTTGGCCTCAGACTCCGGCGGCTTCTTGTCGGCTGCATCCACCTTAGCCGCCGGTGCACCATTCTGGCCAGAAGCGCCAGAAGAGTTGGACGGAGCGGCAGGGTTGCGAGTGCGCCGGACGGGAGTGAATCCCTCCGGGAAGATTCCCTTGACTCGCTCGAACTCCTCCTGGATGCCCTCCTTGTCGTCCGAGTCCAGGCCGTCGAGGTTGGCGAGCTGCATGACAAGACCCAGGCGCTGCCCGTTCCAGCCCAGCTCCTCAAGGACGGAGTTGACGTTGGAGACCATCTCCTTGGCGGCGCGCAGCCCCTCGACCTTGGCCTCGGCAACGGCACGCTCGACCTGCCGCTTCACCTCGGCAGGTGACGGGCCCTGCGGCTGCACGTCCTTGGGATCCGCCGCAGGTTCGGGCTCGGGCTCGGGATCCGGGTTGAGCTTGTTACCGGTCTTCGGATCGATGCCGTGCGCCCGCAGGAACTTCCGGCGGGCCGCAGCCTCACCCGATGCCGTCTTCAACTTCGCCTGATGCGCCTCCCACTCCTCACGGGTAGGCGGCTGCCAGTCGTCGGCCGGATCGTCGTCCGGCTCGGGGTCGGCGGCGGGCTCGGGCTCCGGGTCGACGGCCGGGTCGCCGTCGGCGTAGAAGACCGGCGAGAACAGGCCGCGCGCATAGGGATGCGCCCACCCGGGACGGGGGATGCGGGAGCGGGCGAGGGTCTTGGGTGCCATCTGGTTCTCCTTCATGTGCGGCCCGCTGCGGTTGCTTGGGCCTGTCGCCTGACGCGCGCGGACAGTCCGCGTTGCGCCAGCAGTGCTTGGGCCGCCCTGCGGCGGGCGGCACGGGACTCGGACGGCCGACCTCGGCCTGTGGCGACGCTGGCGAGGGCCTGGTCGCGGAGCAGGGCGGGCAGTGTGCCGGGGCCGGTGTCCCAGTCGGGCAGCCAGGGGACGGCACGACAGCGGCAGTTGACGTGCGCTGGTGGTCCGTCGAGGGCAGCACGGCGGTTGCTACGGGAGCGGGGGTCCATGGACAAGCCGCCGGGGAACCGGCCGTCGCGGTCGCTTATGTGTCCGGCGTAGGCGAGGCAGATCACGCACGCGTCGGGTTCGCTCACCCACAGGAGGCGTGCCCCGTAGTGGTCGGCGACTTGGGCGGCGCCGTCGTTGATGGCCCGGTGCAGTGTCCAGGCGATCGTCTGCCGCATCAGCGATACGGCACGGCGGGCGGCGGCAATCCCGACGAGAACACCCCGCCAGCCGCTCCCGGACACGGTGCGCGGGGACAGCAGGCGGGCGGCCATCCGCAACTGTTCGGCCACCGCCGACGCCAGCCCGGCCGTGTCCTTGGCGACGTCACGGCTGACTCGCAGTTCGGGCAGATCGTGGTCGCGGCCGGACGCCCGTCGCAAGAACCCGACAGCATGACGGGCGCCGAGCCGGGTCGCATCCTCCAGGGCGCCTTCGAGGACTCGCTGTGCACGCCGGTCCAGGCCGTTGCTCGCCCGGTCCACATCCCGGCGGACACGCGCCAGCAGGCCGAAGAGCTTCGCGCCCGCGCCAGCCGCGGTGAGCGCGCCGAACGCGGCCACCCACGCGGCCAGCGCCACAGCGATGAGCGCGGCCAGCTTTGCGCCAGCGCTGATGACCGCCCCCGCCACACCCCAGCAACTCGCCGACCT